TAGGTTAAAATTCGTGTTGGCCATTTAGCGGATCCTGTTGAGTACAATTTCTAAAGTTATAGGTTCTTGTTTATTTATTATGTGAAAAACTATAGTCGCTGTGAGAGAGTTGGTTTCGTCCTGACTCGTCACATACACTTCGTCAACCTTAGCTCTTGGTTCGTAATTAGAAATTGTTGTTTTAATTAAATCAATGAGAACTTCTTCTGTCGATGAGCTAAAGTTTTCAAACAACAGTGATCTAATATCACTTCCAATAGTGAAATCAAATAAGCGGTCACCCCTATTTGTCATTAGCAAATTAAAAATAGATGACTTTATAGCTTCTTCGTTTGTGTTTCTGACAAGATCATTACCAACCCTTTCAACGTTGAAATCCATCAAAAAGTCGGAGAAGTATTCAGGTGTTTGTTTTAAAGATGTGAATCTGTCTTTTCTTTGTACGAGTGCCATATAAACTTTCTTAGCTTGGCTTATTTGTTTGACTTAAAGAATCGTTTTCTTTATGCGTATGGTTATCTAAACTTATACCACCACCAATTACATCGCCAGTCGCTGTTATAGAACCATTCACCTTTATGTCGCCATTAATTGTTATATTACCTTTGGCGGTAATTGTAAATGCACCTTGAATATACAAATTCTTATCTTTCTGCACTATTTCAAAATCATCACCCACAATTTTGTTCACTCTTCTTCCGTCTTCATTAATCTCCGTGTACGTTCCTGTCCTGTGGTACGTGTGCAGTCTTTCAAAATTGGGTGTGTCGTCAATCTCAACCACATGACCTGATTCAGATTGAAAAACCTTATTGAAGGGATACTTTGTGTTATATGCTGACGCAGGTTCCGGTCCTAACGTTTGTTTATTTATAGTGTTTTGACCAATTGCCAGTTTTGGAATATCACCTTTTCCGGGCATTACACCAAATACAACAGGCATTAGAGTATCATTACCATCAATAAAAAAACCAACAACAGTTGAACCCAATTGAAGACCTGTAGAAGAAACTCCAACTTGGTTGGCGCTTGAGCTATAGCCAGGCATCAACACTGTTGCCCAAGGTAATGTGTTTGTTGGGACCTCGACCTTATCACCGTGTGTATTGTAAGCTCGAACTCGAACTCTACCCTGCTTGTCCGGATCATTGCGGTCCTCTACAACACCAATGAACCATCTAAACCCTTCTTCGCCAACGTTTTGTGTAGCCATTTAAATCCCCATCCTCACACAATCAAACACTATCTCATGCTTTGTTTTTGTACTTGCTGTTACCATGTGACGTAATCTAACGACCAAATAATTACCCGACGTCATTTTGTCTGGTTTTTTTCTATCTGTTGTACCAGACGCATCGGGTAGACTCATTTTAACCATATCCCCTACTTTTAATCCTGTATCACCATGTACTAACACTCGGGTCACATCTGAATTGAGTAAGACGACAAATGAGTTGCGTGTCGCCATTGCCATATCAATAAAATTATCAGGACGAGATGTATCCTTGAGTGTAAAAAATTGCTTAGGGACACTGGAAGCAAATTGACTTATAAAGTTATCACTACTTGGTATCTGAGCTGATTTATCCGGAGTTTGAATTTTGTCAAACACATCCTTCAATTTGAAATCTTTCGATTCAAATGTCTTTGCGTTCAGGTCAAATGTTTTTGTAACAGCAGTGAACACACCCTCAGCTACTTTTTTGTTTGAATCGCTTTTTGCTAGTGCTTCGTATTTAATAATTGTTCTGAAAGCCGCAGCCATTGACTCCTTAGAACCCATTGTGTTTTGCTGTGCATTGAATTCTCGCGATCCAATATTATCACGGTTTCCTTTTATCAATCCTTCAATAGTCTTAAAATTAAAACCTGCTTGATTTTCAAAAAAGACATATGCCGATGATGCATATTCAGTACTAACTGCTCGTTGACGAAGCATATCAATAGCTTTGAGAGGGTTGAGTTTAGGGATAGGTATAGTAGTAATCCCCTTTGTTGGATCTATACTCAGGGCCTTTTTTGTTTGCAGGTTTTTTGAGAGAATAATAGGAATTATATTGCTGATAGTATCACTGAACGATTCTTTTACCAAAGAGGATCCTGCATACAAGTGCTCTTCACTTACACACCTGATAGTATATGTACTACCTTTACCGTTTGCATCTTTTTGTATATTAGAAATAGCAAAACTTCTAAATTTATAAAGTGTTGGTTTAGCCATGCCAGGAGATTGAAACTCAAAATGAATTTCTTCCTCACCAATGATTGGAAACTTTGAAATCAACCCTAAATTGTCATTCAATGTGAATGTGGCATACATTGTAGGCTTTGCCATATCCTCAAAAATATCACACCCAACAAGTTGATCAAGAGGATTGACCGATGCATTGAGACTCTTATTAAAGAGCTCAAATCTCAAAATCTTGACGTCGCCTGGTTCGTAAATTTTACTCATACAGCAAGTAAATCTCTCATATCTCGTTCAATAACTTCAACATATGCAGAATTCAACAAACGAATATTTTTTGCTGCTTCGTTGTTTTCTTGCTCCATATCATATTGTGACACAGCTGACCAATACGGTACTTCATTATTTGCGATTGGTTGATTTATAGTTGTTACTGTTGTTATACTAGCGTTTGCAAGAGTATTGGTAAGGGCGTAGCGTACTTGTGTAGATGTGGACCAAGTACCGGATACGTGTTTTATTACAACATGCGAAGAATTGGAAAATGCCACAGTACCCATCACGGTATTTGATTGCTTGATTATTGTACTTTCCTCAAAAACAGCAAAGGTGCCCTGCAACTGAACTACTTTATTCGTGTCTACAACAATATCGTTTTGTCTTCGTTGATAGTTAATGATAACATCATTGTAACCTACAATAGGATCCCAAAATTGTTTTAAATTAGCTGATAACCCATTATATACTGCTGGTGATATCACTCTATCGTCAAAATTATAATCGGTTCTATAGTATGCTGTTTGCAATTGAGCATTAGCAATGGAGCCGTGTTTCAAAATAACGTAAGAATCAAGTTCTCCGCTTGATTTGGGCCACTGATGATACGGATCAATTATACCGTTGCTCAAGTACACGATCCAATCAAGCGATGAGTCTTCATAGTACGTTTCAGCAACCTGATCAGCACGCTCACCTTCTTGGAGAGTATACGGGTAAAAATTTGCAAGACGCTTTGCAACCGTTTCTTCAAACTTTACCTTAGCAATAATATTAACTGCAGCTGTATTTGCATACATTAATGAAGGAAAATAACTGAAATATGATGACATGATTGTTCCTTTTACACCGCTGGTATATCATCTCTTGTAAATGGCGACATTTCTTTGAATGACATAGAAATCTCAACCATTACAGGATCACCGGTTTTAAAAAATGCTGGCGACCCACCCGGAGAATAGTTTACATCCAACGACTCCATGACGCATCTCTTGATAATATAAGGAGCTTTTGCTTTACCTGTTACAAACTTAATGTCTACAACATCAGGAAAGGTAAACAACATACCACCACTTGTATCCAACCCCGGAAGCATTTTTTGCTTAAGGTTAAAGATAATTGATTTGAGACGACTTAGTTCCGCCGCACTTCGTGGTGCAAACTTATAACTGAATTTATGATTGCGTAAACCAACATTTGTAAACAACACTGCAAGGTGTGGATTGGGAGCAACCCCTAACGCCATACTTCCTATATTAGCTGCTGTATCACCTACACCTCCCAACTTTTTCAACGCACTAAATGCACTAGCCTCAGCAGCAGCGGGAACATTTGTAATACCTCGCCCTATTGATTCAGCGGCACCAACAAATCCAGCATTACGTGCACCTGCTAGAATACCGTCAACAGCCGATCCTATGACAGGACCAAGAGCAGGTGTTGCATATTCGACAGCAAATGTCTCCGACAAGTTAGCAGGTAATGGTAGTATTATAACAACGCTGGAGCTGTCTTTTGCAACAGCCGTTACATCTTTCTTTTTATATTCTTTAAAAGAAAACATCGTGTAATACTGTAAGTCAGCAGGAAAAGTAAGAGCTCCGGCAAATGCTGATTTGTTAGCTTTTGCTTCTTCAGGGCTTTTTGATTGGGTTGCCCCGCCTGTCTTTTTAAAATCTTTGTTTTCAAACAAACTTGTAATTTTTAAAGATGCAGATTTAAACCCTTCTGAGACAGCAGTAGAGAAGTTATCAATACCAGAATTAATATTTCCTAGTGCAGTGTCTATCCGAGCTTTTTGTGCGATAGACAGATTTTGACTGTACGCACTATTAACATCAGGCATATAAATATTTCCTATGAGTTATAGAGGCTACTTCAAACCACGCAATCCCCAAAAGTACAAAGGGGATCCGACCAATATTGTTTACAGAAGTAGCTGGGAATTAAAGTTTATGGGGTATTTAGATGCTCACCAAGACGTTCAGCAATGGTCTAGTGAGGAGTTAATTATTCCATATCGCTCACCAATAGATAATAAGATACACAGATACTTTCCTGATTTTCAAATAAAAAAACGTAATCGGGACGGCGTCATTGAAACAGTGGTTGTAGAGATTAAGCCGGCCAAAGAGACA